CAGAGAACGATGGCGACCCGTTAGTTGAATTACGAGAGGTTTTCTACGACCGAAACGGAATACCTGTTGGGCATGGTGGACCGAGCGTAATGTCCGAAACGATGGAGGGATTGCGAGAAGTAGTAGACCGCATGAAGAAAGCAATCGACCAACCCGTATTGAAACCCGAGGACTTTAAGGGGAGGCATTGATGATGCACAAGAGCAAACCAAGTAAGCATAAGCCCTTGCTTGCAAAGAAACGCAACCCTGTGGTGGTCGCTCTGCTGACTAACCCAAAGAGAAACGCAGGGATGCACAAAAAAAGAAAGCCAGCTTTTTTAACGCTAACAATGTTAGACCTAACCAAGGAGATGCAATAATGTATGCCGCTAGGTGTGATGACATTCCGTGCCTGTACAACTGGATGGATGCCTCTGCCCACGAGTCTGAGGTCAAGCCGATACGAGGACGCCCCGACTGCAAGCCATTGGGTAAGCGCAGTAAGACTCATCAGACTATTAGACGAGGTGAGAATGATTCGCTGATTTGCCGACTCTACGAGACCGATGTGGTTGTGTACCACAAGGACGGGCGCATCGACATTAACCTTAATGGGTGGGCATCCCAGACCACAATGAACTTTATACGCAACCTGCTACATGTTGGCATTCAACAGACACACAGACGGATATGGATGCGGTGCGTGGCAGTGGGTAAGACTGAAACACTTGGGTGGTATCCGGTGTGGGTGGACGGGGTCAACTTGTTCAAGCGCAACGGGTCGGGTGACTTGGACTTATTCAACCCATTCGAAGTATCCCGTCATCGCATCAACCGCAAAGGGGCTAACAATGTTAGGGAGAAATTCAGTGCGTTCAGGGACTACCTGCATAAGACCATGAAGATCAGGGACAACGGTTTCAGCACGCAAGAGTTCGGTGATGTGTTCGGCTGGGTGAAACATGAGCATAATGCCAACCCATTGCCCGACTACCCTCCGTATTTGAACATTAGACGCAGTGGGTCAGGTCGGCTGGATGAGTTCAAAGAGTTATTGCGCCTTGCAGAGTCAACGCAGTTGGAAGATCAGTACAAGGCGTCCCTGTACTTAGTGAGGACAGCGTCAATTGGATTTCATGGTGCTTGGAATGCACCACTCTCTGCGATGCTTAGGTTGTTGGACGATGTAGCCCTCCGTGTCTACCGAGACGAGTGCTTTGAGAAGGTGCAGATGCTAGATGGGGAAATTCAGCGTGACCCCTATCTAAATTTCTTTCTCGACTGACCAAAGTACTTGACTTGTGTGGTACAATGTAGTATAATAATAAGAAAAGAGTGGAGTTTAAGTGAGCCACCGATGAGCCACCTAACAGTGTTAGGTACTAACTTAGTAACCATAAAGGAAAATCAATGAGCGCAATTAGTTTCGGCACGCAAGTGTCTCTCAAGCAAGCGGCAAACCTCATCCTTGCCACTCCGATGAACCGCTATCTGTTGCAGGGTGAGCCAGGAATCGGCAAAAGTTCTCTGCTTAAAACCCTATCCGCAAACCTCCCCGATCACGAGGTCGCTTACATTGATGTGCCCAACATGGACTTGGGTGACATCGCTATGCCTGTGATTGATCGGGAGACTAAGACTACTTCGTACTATCCGAATAGTCGCTTCAAGATTCACTTGGGCAAACCCGTCATAACAATGTTAGATGAGTTCACCAAAGGCGCAGAGCCAATCAAAAACATGCTTCACCCCTTGCTTGAGGTAGCAAACCCTCGGCTTGGTGACATCTCAGTTCGGGAGGAGTCCATCGTGTTTCTGACTGGCAACCTAGGTACAGACAATGTAGGTGACAACCTCAAGGCGCATAGCCGCAACCGCATCATCCCTCTGACTGTGCGAAAACCGGACGCAGACGAGTGGCTTGAGTGGGCAGTAAATAACAACATCGAACCCGTGGTGATGGCTTGGGTTCGCCAGTTCCCGCACGCCTTGGCTTCCTACACGGATGAGGCGCAGGGTGACAACCCCTATATCTACAACCCCAAGAAGGTTCAGACTGCCTTTGTTTCTCCCCGATCACTGGAGCGAGTATCTAACATTGTTAGGGTACGGGGGAAGTTGGATGCCGATAGCCTGATAGCCGCAATGACTGGAGCGTTCGGTGAGGCGGCAAGCCGTGATATGCAAGCCTATGTTGAGTATCAAGATCAGTTGCCCACTTGGGAGAGCATCATCAAGAACCCCAAGACTGCTGATGTACCTACGAGCGCAGGTGCTTGTGCTGTACTGGTGTTCGGCGCAATCGCTAAGATCGCCAAGGACACAATGACTCCGTTCATGCACTACCTTGAGCGGTTCGAACCTGAGTGGCAAGCGTGCTTCGCTATCAATGTGGCTAAGTCTCCGACCAAGCAGAGCATTGCGTTCAGTTCTCAGGCATTCGCTGACTGGGTTACGAAAAACGAGGACTTGCTATGAGCCTTGAAGAACAAGTTATCAAAAAAGCTCGAGAGTATTTAATCTCCAAGGGCTACTCAAGTAGGGACTTCTTTACAACACTTACCAAGGAAACTAACAATGTTAGACAAAGCAGAACGAAGATTGAAGAAGGTGAAGATCACTCTGATGCGAAACCCCAAGTTCGCTCTGTGGTCGGGCATCCTGATGCTTGGCAAGACGGAGGTGGTCAATAACATTCCGACAGCCTGTACTAATGGGCGTGACGAGAAGTATGGTCGGGAGTTCATCGAAGGGCTGGATGACAAGGAGTTGGGGTTCGTTGTGCTTCACGAGAATCTCCACAAGGCGTTCCGTCACTTGTTCATTTGGCGCAAGTTGCACGAGGAAAATGCTCAGTTGGCTAATGCCGCTTGCGACTATGTGATTAACCTGATGATTGTTAAGTGTGATCCGCAGGAGCAGGTTGTCGCTATGCCTCGCAAGAACGGCAAGGTCTACGGGCTACTCGACCAGCGGTTTGACAAGATGAATGCCAAGCAGGTGTTCGACATCCTCAAGCAGGAGCAACAGGATGGGACTGGTGGCGGTGGTGATGAGGGCTTCGATGACCACGACTGGGATGGTGCGCAGGAGTTGAGCCAAGAGCAGGTCAAAGAGTTGGAGAAAGAGGTAGACCAAGCCTTGCGTCAAGGACAGATCGCTCACCAAAAAGTCAACGGCACTGGTGCTGGTGATATGGGGCGTGAGTTGGGTGACTTGCTTGAGCCTCAGATCGACTGGCGTGAGGTGTTGCGTGAGTTCGTCAAGTCCATCTGTAGTGCCAAGGATGCAAGTTCATGGCGCAGGGTGAACCGCAGATACTTACATGGTGATGTGTATATGCCTACGCTAATAGGTGAGAAGGTTGGGCGCATCGCTATCGGTATCGACACTTCAGGGTCTATCGGTGGGCGTGAGTTAGATCGCTTTCTCTCCGAGGTCAAGTCTATTGCTGATGATGTTCACCCTCAGTTCGTTGATTTGATCTACTGGGACAGTGAGGTGGCGGCACACGAAGAGTATGACGAGAGCAGCGTGGCTAACATTGTTAGTTCTACTAAGCCAAGGGGAGGCGGTGGCACTGACCCGACAGCCATGATGCGTTACTTGAAAGAGAAGGGCATCACGCCGGAGTGCATTGTGATGCTTACGGATGGCTACATATCGGAATGGGGAGATGAATGGAATGCTCCAATACTTTGGACGATTTGCAATGAAGCATCGGATGTCTTTGCCCCATGCGGTAAGACTGTTCACATTAAGGACTAATCTTATGAAGAAAGCGATTGTGCAAGTTGGCTATACCCAGTTCTTACTGGATACTCAGAAAGCCCTAACACTGTTAGAACTTCTGGCCGAAGCAGAGTTGTATGAAGAGAAGTGGCGTAAGAAGGAAGAGGGTGGGACTACCTACCATGTCTACTCTCAAGATAGCAACGAAGGGATTCGCCAGTTGAAGGTGATTCCGATGGCGTTCTATCACATGGCAAAGATGGCGGGTAAACCCGAGAAAGCGAGTTGATATGTCTGAATTACTAGCGGTAAGTGTGACTGCAAACCTGTTCCTCATCATCAGTTATTTGAAGATGCGGAGTCATTTCAACCTACTTCAACGCCTATTGAAGGACATTGCAGAAGGCAGTGTTGAGCTGACAGTTAGTAAGCATGGTGGTTTTGAGATACACGCAACACAACCTAACAATGTTAGATAACCAAGCAACCAAGGAGCGAACCCATGAGCATTACATCTAGTGCAGTAACAGTAGAAATGAATATCTCTGTGTGGACTGCCAACAAGTTGGACAGGACTGCAACCGAGAAGGTGGTTAACGATAACAATGCTACGCAAGACTCAGGCAAGTTCCACAAGAACCTGATGGCTGGTACTACTTTGCGAAAAGAGATCGCAGACTATGCGGCTGGCACTCGGCTGTGGCATAACACTCGCACTCTGCCGTGGGCTGACAAGGGAGCAAGACTGCTTGCTACTAGTCTGTTCATGGATTACAAGACAGAGGCTAACATCCGTCGTGACACATTCAATCGCATGGTGGATAACTTTCTTACTCAGTATCCTGCCCTTGTTCAGACTGCCCACAATTATCTCGGCAACCTGTTCAACTCCGCAGACTACCCAAGCGTGGATGAGGTGCAAAGCAAGTTTGGATTCCGATTGGTGTTCAGTCCCGTCCCTGAGTCTGGTGACTTCCGCTTGCAGGTGGCAGAGCAAGACTTACAAGACCTACGCCAACAGTACGAAGATTCTTTTTCTACCCGGCTAGCCGATGCTATGCGTGAGCCTTGGGACAGACTTCACAAGTTGCTGACAGGCATAAGTGAAAAGTTGACGGACATTGATGGGGAAGATGAGACTAAGAAGCGGTATCACGATACCCTCATCACTAACGCACAAAGCCTTTGCTCCCTGCTGACTCATCTGAATGTAACGAAAGACCCTCAGTTGGAGCAAGCAAGGCGTGACCTAGAACTAACAATGTTAGGTGCTGACATTGATGCAATCAAAGAAAGCCCCGAGGTTCGCAAGAGCATGAAGAATAAGGTCGATGCAATCCTCAAACAATATCAATGGTAAGGAGCGATTAAATGGAAGAACTTGAACACAACTTTATTACCCTGACTCTACCTAACATACAATTCAAAATCAAAAAAGATCGGGTAATCAGATCGACAAACCCTGATGATGTTCGCATCATGCCTTATATAAAGCCATTTGTTGAGAAGTTGGCTATGAAGCATCCGCAATGGCAGTTTGTAAACAGTCCTCGTGGGTGGAATCTCTGTAACGACAGAGATCAAAACCTAGAGTTTGTCGGGGTTGAAGAGTTTGACATCTACGCAAACAAAGAGTTGCTCGGTTCAATCGGTTCAGATCATGGGCGTAATGGCGCTAGAGTATTTACTATGACTAACGAGCGAATCCGAAAAATTCGTGAGCGTGGGAGTGCGACTAAGACTAAGGACTTGGACAAAGCCATTAAGATCTTCGGCAAGATGTTCGGTGCTAAGTCTGTGAACGAGAGGATTGAAGAGGTAATTGCGGGTGCTGAAAGCATTACGAGATTATTGTTTAGTGATCGATCTTACACATTCTCAAAAACATATGACAAACTAGGCAAACATCTGCAAGATCACATTATGGATAACTTGCAAGAGTTTACGAACATTGCTCTAGCCAAAAACTTTCCGCAAGAAATTGCTGATTCGCTACCTAACATGTATGCAGAGTTTAAGACTACCGAGGAGATCTACAAATGCTTGGACGACAAGAAGGGGGATGTGGTACTAATTCATGGAAACGACTATGCCGTTACCAACATAAACGAAGCCAACAGAGAAACAAAAATCTACTCGACAGACAACCTGCCTCCGCACATCAAACGAGGCGTAGGGATGCTTAAACTTGTAGAGAAAGAACATTTCATTTCTGGTATCGGTACTAAGATTAGCGATACTTCGTTCTACATTATTCCGGAGACCAACAATGGATGAGGTGAAAACTAAACGGGTACGGGGCAAAGGCAAACTCCCTGCCAAGATACATGTAAACTTAAGAGTGCCCGAGCCGGTACTTGAGTTCTATAAGCGATACCCCAGTTACACGGGGAAGATGCGTGATGTGCTTATAGCCTACAAGGAGAAAGCCGAAGCGCAAGACCCTGACACCTAACTAACATTGTTAGGTCGTTTCCAACCCGCCCATGTGGCGGGTTTTTTATTGTCTGTTGTTTGACAAAGTCTAAAAGTATGCTATCATTACGCATGGCATCGACTCCCGAGAAGAAGGTTAAAGACCAAGTAGTCAAGACGCTCAAGGAGCGGGGGGTGTATTATTTCTTCCCCGCAACCTACGGCATGGGGCGAAGCGGTGTGCCTGACATCATCTGCTGTGTGGATGGAAAGTTCCTAGCCATTGAGTGTAAGGCTGGCGATAATAAACCGACTATGCTACAAGAACGAGAGATGTCTGCTATTGTTGCCGCAGGTGGAAGTGCCATAGTGGTCAACGAAAAGAACCTGCATCAAGTGGGTCAGATAGTCCAACTACTCAAGGAATACGATGGAAAGCCAAACACTACTGATTAAGAATCAGGGAGTTCAAATCATCCTCAATCGGATGCAGTCGCACCCCGAGGAGTTCGTGGATGACAGAAAGTTTGCCAACCTAGAAAACAACCGATGGTCATGGATTGTTGAGAAAGTAATTACTCGGGTTGAGCATAAGCACCAAACAAACTCCTCTCACGGCTACCGCATACCTTTGCCGTTCCTAACCAACGATGAGGTGGACGCCCTTTACGATAAGTACATGTCGATACAAGGCGAAGCCTTTACGCACCGAGTGATGCGTGAGTTGTTGGAAGATGACCCTTCCCCCCAACTAGAACCTAACAGTGTTAGGTTTACCACAACCGAAAGGTTTCGGACAGGCCGCGCCCAAGCGTCTGCGATGATAGTGACCAAAGAAGAGGGTACTACGCAACAAGGCGGTCTAAGCACATGAATATTTTGACGATTGACTTTGAGACTTTTTACGACAAAGACTTTTCGTTGTCGAAGATGACCACGGAAGAATACATTCGCTCAAAGCAGTTTGAAGTGATTGGCGTAGCGGTCAAAGTTAACGACGGCCCGACCGAGTGGTTCAGTGGTACAAAAGAGCAGACTAAGTTTTGGCTTGGTAAATACAACTGGGCGCAGTCTGTTGCTGTTGCTCACAACGCTATGTTTGACATGGCTATTCTTAACTGGCGGTTTGGTTACAAGCCCAAGAAAATTGTGGATACGCTGTCAATGGCTAGAGCCATACACGGCACAGAAGTAGGTGGCAGTCTTGCGGTGCTTGCACAACACTACCAACTAGGTCAGAAAGGTACGGAGGTAATAAATGCGCTGGGTAAAAGAAGAATTGATTTTTCTGATGAGGACTTGTCCCGTTACGGCAGTTACTGTATTAACGACGTCGATCTTACTTATAATCTTTTCGGTTGTCTTGCTGGTGACTTCCCTGTAAGCGAGTTAAACCTCATCGATCTAACCATCCGCATGTTCACTGAGCCTGTGCTTGAGTTAGATAAGAACACGTTGATTAGACATCTCACTGAAGTGCAAGACACTAAAGCCCGTCTGATGGATGGCATTGACGAGAACCGAGATGTGCTGATGAGCAACCCACAGTTTGCTGAACTGCTACGCAAACAGAATGTAGAACCTCCGGTCAAGATTAGTCCTGCAACGGGCAAGGAGACTTACGCCTTCTCCAAGACAGACGAAGAGTTCAAAACCCTACTAGAACATGAGAACGATGTGGTGCAAGCACTTGTTGCCGCTCGGCTGGGGGTCAAATCAACTATCGAAGAAACTCGCACTGAGCGTTTTATCTCTATTGCGGATCGGGGTTCTTTACCTATCCCCCTACGCTACTATGCCGCACACACGGGTCGCTGGGGTGGTGATGACAAAGTAAACATGCAGAACCTACCCCGCTCGTCGCCCCTAAAGAAAGCCATCATTGCACCCAAGAGGCACATGGTGATTGACTCCGATTCATCACAGATTGAAGCCCGTACGCTGGCTTGGTTGGCAGAACAGAAAGACTTAGTTGAAGCGTTTGAGAGAGGTGAAGATGTATATAAGATCATGGCATCCGCGATATACGGCAAACCTGAAGATCAGATTACGAAAGATGAACGCTTTGTGGGGAAAACTACGATCCTCGGAGCGGGGTACGGCATGGGGGCAATCAAGTTTAAGACTCAGCTTAAGACGTTCGGCGTCGATCTTTCGGAGGATGAGTGTAAAAGAATCATCTCGGTTTACCGAGAAACCTACCCCCGTATACCGCAACTGTGGCGCCAAGCAAGTAATGCGTTACTGGCTATTGCCAATGAACAAACTGCTCCTCTTGGGAGAGAAGGGGTACTCGCGGTGGAAGGTACTAAAGGTATTAGGTTGCCAAACAGTCTTTATATCAAATACCCGAATCTGCGTCGATGGGTCAACGACCAAGGTAAAGAGGAATTGGTCTACGACACCAAGAAGGGGAAAGCGGTAATCCCTAACCGCATATACGGCGGGAAGGTTATTGAGAACATCTGCCAAGCACTTGCTCGTATAGCCATAGGAGAGCAGATGCTAATGATCGCTAAGAAATACAAGGTGGTGATGACTGTGCATGACGCTGTTGCTTGTATCGTTCCCGACTCCGAAGCGGAAACGGGGCGTGAGTTTGTAGAGATGTGTATGCGTATTCGCCCTAAGTGGGCACCTGATCTACCACTGAACTGTGAGTCAGGCGTAGGTCGTTCTTATGGAGACTGCTAATGAAGATTAACAACCACATTGACTACACGATGCCCTACATGGCGGCACAGCAAGCCCTCAAGAAACTGCAAGACGCCATGCTTGAGAAGCGGTATGACGATGCTAAGTTAGCCGCTATCGATGCAATTGCTGAAGTAAAACTAACCCTGAACTCAATCGTTAACGAAGAGGAGATATGGAAAAACAAAAACTTCATCCCTCGGGGATGACATGGCAACGCTGGGAGTGGCCCTTCAAAACGCCACAAGAGCGCAAGCTGGTAGCACAGTATTTCAAGGAGCAACACCACAACGAGAAGCGTGAGCAACTCGACAATCTTAAATCTGCACCATTTTAAGGAGCAAACAAATGAAAAGAGCAACAAGACGAGCCAAGGTTATTAACTTCATTCAGACCAACCCCGACGTTTCAGCTAAGGACGTAGCCAAGAAATTTAAGATGGCACTTCCCACCATCTATAACATCCGCAAGCAAGCGACTCTACCTTTGGTTGTTGATGACACAAGCGTACTTACGCAGAAGCAAGCCAATGAGGTTTATCAATCCATGATTAAAAAGACTCCAGCTAGCAAAACCCGTGCTGTTCAGTACGGCGGCGACCACTACATGGCATTGGGTTTACAGCCTTGGGATGCGATGGAAGCGTGGATGTCCCCCGAAGCATTTGCTGGTTTCCTGCGAGGCAACGTGATTAAGTACATTGCCCGTACCGAAAAGAAAGGCGGCTTGGAGGACTTACAAAAAGCCCGTCACTACCTCGACAAACTTGTTGAAGTTGTTGAAGCGCATCAGTAAACAAAAGGAAGATCATGACTGACCTACGCAAAGCGGCAGAGCAGGCGTTAGAGGCTTTTGAAAAAATATACGAGGGATGCGGGGAGGTTAAAAAAGACAACTTAAGCAAGCACTCAAATGAGTTGGCTACGTTGGTGAGAAAAGACTGCATACCTCAAATTAATGTACTACGCCAAGCACTAGTGCAACTAGAACAAAACGAAAGTTTTTTGTCTTGTTCTATTAAAGATCTTAACTTACACAAAAGATCAATCAACTGTTTACGGGCGTACTCTATTGAAACAGTAGGTGAGTTGTGTGACAAATACCCTCATGAAATAAATAAAATACCCAATCTTGGCAAGTTATCTTTCAAAAACATTGTAGAAGCGTTAGCTGAGCATGGTTTAAGCCTCAAGAAGAAGAACACATGAACGACGAACAAATCTTTGAACTAGCAGATAAGATTGGGTTCCAAGATGACTTTGGTCGGTGGAACTTCACGAGTGAGAACTTGCTGGACTTTGTGTTCATGGTTCAGAAGGCAGAGCGTGAATGGGTTGGGCTGACTAAAGAAGAAGCCAAAGAAATCTCAATGGCAAATCGTCCCTATGTAATAGACATG